CCACCGGAGCAAACAACACCTCAGTTGGTGCTGATTCTTTAAAAGCTAACACCACAGGTACGGGCCATGTTGCCATTGGCTATGCCGCATTAGACGCGAACACCACGGGCAATAACAGTACAGCTATTGGCTATAACGCATTAACGGCTGCTACTACAGGAAATCAAAATACGGCTATAGGTTCTCAAGCACTACTCGCCATGACTACCGCTAGTGACAACACGATGGTTGGAATGAATGCTGGTTTAGCTGTAACTTCAGGCCCGCAAAACACAGTTATGGGTGTTTCTGCTTTATCTCATTTGACAACAAATTCAAGAAACGTAGCAATCGGATATCACGCTTTAGAAGAATGCACAAACGATGAAAACACCGCAGTTGGTACACAAGCTCTGCAAGATAACACCACTGGATATTACAATGTTGCGATGGGTTATTTAGCAGGAGGAGCGATAACTACTGGCCACTCTAATGTCGCAATCGGGTCGTTTGCGTTAGATGCATCGACTACTGCGTCAAGTAACACGGCAATTGGTACTCTTGCTTTAACTGTGAACACTACGGGTTATCAAAATGTCGCAGTCGGATCTGGTGCGTTAGACGCAAATACGACAGGTGCTTTTAATACTGCGATTGGCGGCGGTACACTAAGTGCCGCCACAACAGCAGGGGAACAGACGGCTGTAGGCTATGCTGCTTTAAACGCCTCTACCACAGGTGCAAGCAACACAGCACTTGGTTATTACGCCATGATACTTAACACTACAGGTACGCAAAATACTGCTGTGGGTGCTTATGCGATGGACGCGAACACCGCTGGCGATTACAACAGCTCTCTTGGCTATAATGTAATGAGCGCGAACACCACGGGCGTAAGAAACACGGCGATGGGGTACAGTGCTTTAAAGACTAACACCACTGGTGGCTACAACTCTGCTTTTGGTATGTATGCGTTAGATCAAAACTCGACAGCCAGTTACAACACCGCAGTTGGGTATATGGCTCTAAATGACAATACAACTGGTCACTCTACTACCGCCGTTGGGTATCAAACAAACACTAATAATACTGAAGCCCCTCATAACGCGATAGTGGGTTTTCAAGCGGGGTATACCCAAACTTTAGGCGGGTATAACACGTTTGTAGGAAGTTATTGCGGATACGGTGTTACCACAGGTCAAGAAAACACGTTCTATGGTTATCAAGCTGGATATCATGGGGTTACAACAACCACAGGTAACTACAATGTGTTTATTGGTCAGTATGCCCACGGGAGTAGCGCGACACAAAGCCAAGAAATAGCTATGGGCCATAACGTAGCGTGTACTGGTAATCAGAATTTTACCTTTGGATATGGGACTACTGACAGTAATATTTCCTTTGGTGGAACTAGTATAACTGCCCCATCAGATGTTCGTCTTAAAGAAAACATTGAAGATGAAAAAATAGGTCTTGATTTTATTAATGAACTTAGACCTGTAACTTTTCAATGGAAAAAAGCTAACGAAGTACCTTCTGAGATGAGGGTTTACGATGCTGATTCTGAAGAACGAGTAATGAATGGTAAGTATAACCACGGTTTTATAGCCCAAGAAGTTAAAGAGGTAATTGATCGATACGATTTTAAAGAGGGCTTCGATATGTGGACTGAAGATAGCCACGACGGAGGCCGTCAAAGGATTGGTGACGCATCTCTTATGCCTTTAATGGTAAAAGCGGTACAAGAGTTATCTGCCAAGGTGGATGATTTAACTGAAAAACTTGATAAATGTAATTGCGAATAGGAGACAATAGCAATGGCAGTTAAGAAAACTTTAATAGGCGCGATTCCATCTTCTAAAGATGGCAAGGTTGTTCGTTGGACTCTTACGATGAAGTACGAACAAGGCACTGAAGGTAAAGCTGATTATTACGCTAACGAAAAACACGTTACGATTGAAGCTGCTGTAACGCTTTTTGGCCCTGATGGAGATGTAACAACTAACAATTTTACTCCAAAAGCTGAAGGTGACTGGACTAAAAAGGAGCTAGAAGACCTTTGCCCGACAGCGCAATGGGATGTGGTTTTTGCAAGTCAATACGACTCAGTAATTACGAACCCAACTGTTAATCCTGAATCTAATAACGAGTTTGTGATTCCTAGCTAATGGAGCCGCAACACTTTTCATTCCATACGCTGCCAGCAGTATTTATGCTGGAGGCGCAGCTATCTGAAGATATGGTAGGTACTCTTAATGACTACCTCGATAAATTGATGGTAGATGAAAAGCGCAAGAGTCATGCGGGTACGTTGGTAGGTCAGATAGGTCATGGTCAACAGCTTACAATGGATCATCATTGTGAAGAGCTAAAAGACTTTAACTGGACGATTCAGGGCTTGGCAATGGATTATGTGAAACAGTTTTGCGCTCAATCTGGGAATCCATTAAAAGGCAAAAGAGAAGTTCTTACAGACGAGTTATGGTCAGTACACAGCTACGAGCGTGACTACAACCCAATCCACGATCATGGGACTAAAACCATTATGGGAGTCTCCTGTACTACATGGACAAAAGTACCCCAACAGATCTTAGATTTACCTACGGCGGGAAGTCCAGAATATAACTTGTATAACGCATCAGGTAATGCGGATGGTTGCCTTGCGTTTAGCTATGGTCGTAATAGTTTATTGGATGTAGAGCGGTTAGCTCCTCCACAAAGTTTTGTAATCAAGCCAGAAGTCGGCAAGTTTTTAATGTTCCCTAGCTGGTTGACACATATGGTTTATCCCTTTGAGGGTGAAGGAGAACGGCGAACAGTCGCTGCAAATTTGAATGTATGGAAGGTAGAAGAAGATGGAACAAGACACTAAAGAAGTTGTAGATGCAGAGGTTGTAGAAGAAGCTGAGGTTGCTCAACTTCCTCCTAATCCTGAGATGCTAACTGCTCGTATGGATGAGCTTAGAGAAGAGATTGGGCAGATTACTAGTGTAATTAATGCCAACCAAAAGCAGCTTGATACTTATGTAGCAGCGTTCAATTGGTATTCACAGCAGCTAGAAGCAGCAAGCGCGGAGCAACAGTAATGGATTTGCTTGTTAATTTGGTGTCTGTAATAACAAGTATTGTTTGCGCAGCATCCATTATTTGCAGTTTGACTCCTACTCCTAAAGACGATGCGTTGGTTGGAAAACTTTATAAAATAATTGAAATAGCCGCTTTAAACATTGGAAAAGCAAAAGACCCTGGTGTCGACTTAAAACCTTTAGACGTTAAGTTTGTTAAAAGGTCAGATTAATGGCGTCAAAAAGATCACAAGTTAAAAATGTCGAAGCGGAACAAGCTTTGTCTGAGTTAAAAACTCATCAAATAGAATGCGCGTTACGTTACGAACGTATTGAAGAGCGTTTGGAAGAGGGATCTGAAAAGTTTAAAAAACTGGAAATGATGATTTGGGGAGTGTACCCGTTCATGGTGGCGACTATAGTAGCCGCAAAGTTTTTATGACAGATGCAAGGCGCAATATTAGCTTTTATGTTAATAACCGTCATAGAAGGGAATGTGGCGCAAGGTTCGGAGCAAATGTTATTTAGAGACATCCATAGATGTCAACAGTTTGCCTACTGGATTGAACACAATTGTAGAGACTCTCGTTGCAGAGGTGGTATCAAGCAACACAATATTACTGCATACTGTAAACCTGTTATGGCCGGGGCTAATCAAAAGTTTTGGGATTAAAAATGAGCATATATAGCGGTCTATTTTACATCCACGAAGAAAAACGATTTGCTCGATGGGACGAATACCTTGAGTTTTATCGACAGCAACGGTTGAAAGAAAATGCCTAAAAAGTTACAAGAAAACTCTGTTTGGGCTAAATATGACATTGATCAAGACGGCACGGTTAGTGATGAGGAACTAGAACGCGCCACTCAAATGTTAGAATTAGATCTCCGAGAAGAAAAGCAAGACAGCCAGCGCAGGATTGCGTGGGTTGCAATGTCTTCAATGGTTTTGTATTCATTACTGCCTTTGTTGCCTTTTGTACCAGAAGAACGTCTTTCAACCTTGTCTTCTCTAAGTGATATGCTGTTCCTTAGTCAAGCCAGCATAATAGGTCTTTATTTCGGCGCTACGGCCTATATGTCCCGAAAACCGTAAGGTTTTCTTATGATATTTGAATCTATTGTAGCCATAACGTCGGCTGTTTCGGCTATTAATGGTCTTTTTCAGCAAGTTGAAGAGGGTACTAAAAACGTCCAAACGTTGTTGGGTCAGCTTGGAGCGATCTCTTCTGGCATTGATAAGTACGAGATTGAAAGGCGCAATTCGTTAACCGCACCCCTTGATGGTGAATCGGCCATGAGACTTGCAGCCCAAAAAGCTAGATTGGATCGTTACCATGAAAATTTAAAATTACTCAGTAATATGAACTCAGAGGCGGCTCGCGTCATTGATGCGTATTTTGAAGAGTTAGAAGCCCAAAAACAAAGGCATAGGCAAAGCGTTAAAGAGGCAATTGAAAAACAAAAACGCCGCCGTCAAATGCTTAAAGACATTAGTCAATATGGGATTTTACTTGTTCTGGCACTTGCTGTTGCAGTAGTAACGGTTACTTTGGTTATTAAATTATTTGGTAAGGGGCTTTAATATGGACATAGGAGCAGCAACACCAGTAAATCAGATTGCATGGCGACAAGTAGCCGAGCAGAAGTATCAAAGATTAATGGATGATCTACAAGTTGAAGAGCGTAGACAAAGAGTAGAGCAGTTAAACGCTACTCTGTATGTTGCAAAAAGTGGAAAAATTCAAATGGAACGGGCCAGACAAGAAAGCTCCATTAACTATTTGGTATAATTATGGGATTAAAACTAAGTGCAGGATTGGGGTTGGCTTTACTACTTTTAGCAGGGTCATTTAAAATGTATTACGATAAGACTCAAGCTGAAATAGAGTCTTTTCATTTGCAACTTGAACGCTCCATTCAAAATCAAAAGATGCTTGAAGGAACCATTGAGCAACAGAACGAAAACTTAAAACAAACCGTTGAGAACCATGAACTTATGATTTCTCAAGTCGAAAGGTTGCAAAAAGAAAACATGATGGCTCAAAACGAGGTAACCGATATCAGAAAAAAGTTCTCTCGGCATTCTATGGATGTATTGTCCATCAGGAAGCCAAAGTTGATAGAGAATATTATCAATCGTGGTACGAAGTCAGTACTCAATGATCTCAAAGTTATTACCGATGAAACGCAGTTCGATGAAAATACTGATATTCCTAATTCTACTGCTGGTTAGCGGTTGCTCTATACTTGGCTCAAGTCGGGACATTCCTGAAGTGAAGCCTGTAGAAGTAGTGACGGTTGTACAAAAAGCCCCTACATACCACCCTCCGTTACCTAATCAAATAGACCCTGTGCCGGTAGAATGGACTGTTTTAAATCCTGACTTAATGCAAACCTATCTGGACGATCTAAAGGAAGGTAATGCGCCTACGAACGTTTGGTATGGTTTAACAACCAAGGGATATGAGAATCTTTCTACCAATATGGCAGAAGTAAAAAGGTATTTGCGACAGGTGCTTAGTATCTTAAAATATTACCGAGACTTAGACGAAGAGGTGTCTAATGAAGATCAGTAGTGACGGATTGGAACTTATCAAACATTTTGAAGGCTGTGAAACTACCGCCTATCAAGACAGTGTGGGTGTGTGGACCATTGGTTATGGGCATACCAAAGGTGTGGAAGAAGGTCAAAGTTGTTCTATCGAAGACGCTGAAACCATGCTTGCAGACGAAATGGACGAGTACGAGGGGTACATCAACAACATGGTCAAGGTTGATCTGGAGCAACACGAGTTCGATGCGCTTGTTGCTTGGGTATACAATCTTGGGCCAACTAACCTTGGCGAAAGCACCATGCTCAAAGTATTAAACGGCGGTCAGTTTGACCGTGTTCCTAGCGAAATGAAACGTTGGAATCGCGCTGGAGGACAGGTCCTTGAAGGGTTAGTTCGTAGACGAACAGCAGAGGCGTTGATGTTTGAAAACCTTGATTGGAAGCAAGCGTAATGGCTTTACAAAAGTTTTTATTTAACCCTGGAATCAATAAAGAAGGCACTGATTACAGTGCAGAAGGCGGTTGGTTTGACAGCAATCTGGTTCGTTTTCGTAAGGGATTTCCTGAAAAAATAGGAGGCTGGACCAAGGTAATACAAACTTCTTATAACGGAACTGGCAGGAAACTATTAGGTTGGGTTGATCTGGCTGGCACAAAGCTTCTTGGCCTTGGCACACGGACCAAGCTCTACATACAGGAAGGCACCAATTTTAACGACATCACCCCAATCCGTAGCACCACCAGTGCGGGTGACGTAACTTTTGCCGCGACCAACGGGTCAAGCACTTTAACGGTTACCGATACGGCTCATGGGGCGTCACAAGGCGACTTTGTGACTTTTTCAAGCGCAGCCTCTTTAGGCGGTAATGTCGTTGCAGCGGTTATAAACCAAGAGTATGAAATAGCCACCGTGCCTTCTACCAGCACTTATACCATCACAGCAAAAGACACGAGCGGTGATACAGTCACGGCGAATGCTAGTGATAGCAGTAATGGTGGCGGGTCTACTGTTGGCGCTTACCAGATCAATGTTGGACTCGATGTTTTCGTAGACGGCACAGGGTTTGGCGCAGGTACGTGGGGCGGCGGTACGTGGGGCTCTACCAGTTCATTAAGTAACCTCAACCAGTTGCGTTTGTGGTCACTGGATAGTTTTGGCGAAGACCTGTTGGCCTGTGCTCGTGCTGGTGGAGTATTTTACTACGACAGCAGTGCAAATACCTTGGGCACAGACCGTGCAGTGGCTTTGACTGCATTGACGGGTGCAAACTTTGCTCCTACTAAAGGCTTACAAGTTTTGGTATCAGACGTGGATCGACACGTTATCGTGTTGGGATCAGATCCTATTAGTGGCAGTTCCCGGTCCGGTTCAATCGACCCCTTATTAATTGCCTTTTCTGATCAAGAAAACCCGGCCGAATGGGAGCCACGATCTGATAATACTGCGGGTTCATTGCGGTGTTCTGCGGGTTCCGAAATTATTGGAGGAATTCGAGCACGTCAGGAAACGTTAATCTGGACAGATGTAGCTCTTTATAGTTTACAGTTTGTGGGTCCTCCGCTTACGTTTGGTTTGAACCTGATTAACGAAGGCGTCAGTTTAATCGGCCCCAACGCAATGGTTAACACGCCCGCCGGGGTGTTCTGGATGGACAAAAAAGGGTTTTACACTTACACCGGGGCAGTTAGTCCTGTGCCGTGCAGTGTTCACTCTTATGTTTTCGATGATGCGAACGAAGGTCAGGCTTATCAGTTTTTTGGGTTTTTGAATAAACAATTTAACGAGGTGGGTTGGTTTTATTGTTCTGCAGACTCTACGACTATTGACCGATACGTCACGTACAATTATGTAGAGCAATCCTGGGCCATTGGTCAGTTGGAAAGAACTGCTTGGCTAGACGAAGGCATTGTTGCTTTTCCACGGGCTGCGGGTAAAGACAGTTCTACCCCTTATCTGTACCAACACGAGACCGGGAACGATAACGACGGGTCCCCTATGAACAACGTGTACATTGAGTCTGCCGACTTTGACATTGGCGACGGAGAACAATTCCAGTTTATCAGACGCATGATTCCCGATGTAAAGTTCACCGGCAGCAACAACAGCCAACAAATTAACGTAGTCCTCAAACAACGTAATTATCCGGGCGATTCGTTGAGCACGGACCAAACAACAAGTTTTACCGCTTCTACTACGAAAATAGACATGCGGGCTCGTGCCAGACAAGCTGCTTTGCGGTTTGAATCAGACGATGATGCTAACTCTTCTTTGAGAACAGGAGTTGGTTTTAGGGTGGGCGCTACCCGGTTAGATTTACAGCCTAACGGCCGCAGATGAGCAAGCTTTTACAGGGCCGATTACCCTTTGTTGTAGGGGAAAATGTGCCCCCAGAAACGTTCAATCGGACTGTACGTTTACTGGAAATAAGTTTAGACTCTTTTGATCCGGATTCTACTCCGCAGTTTACGGCTGCAGAACTTGATGAATTCAAGTTTCAGGCGGGAGATATAATCTGGAATACGACTGTCGGGTCTTTGCAGGTTTACACTGGATCGGCTTGGGTCGAACTATCTTCTCCGTCTACGTCGGGGTTAAGCGCCACAGGTGGCATAGGAACTGTTCAGGTGATCACTGGCGGTTCAATAGTTGTGACATTATAGAGAGGGCGTATAACAAAAGATGGCAGAAGCAGCTTTAAAATACGACGAGTTCGAAGACTTTGATGACATAGAACCTGTCGAGATACCTGCGGGTGGAATTGCAACTTTTCTAACAGCCCGAGAGGGCATGTTTGCTGACGATGACGATGAACTACCCTCTGGTGGTATTGCATCGGTTAAGCAAGTAGCGGACAAACTTGCTGAATACGGACGCCATGAAGACGAATTCATGGTCCACGCTGCGGAAGGCGAGACGGTTATCCCGATGGAGGTCTTCCGCAAGAATCCCATACTCAAAGAAAACATATTCCGACAAATGCGCGACATGGGCCTTGAGCCAGAGCGTTATGTTATCGGTAACGAACTGAATTCAATTAACCCAGTTACAGGACAACCTGAGTTTTTTATTAAAAAACTGTTTAAAAAACTGGGTAAATTTCTTAAAAAAGCGATCAAAGTTGTATTGCCCATTGCGTTAAACTTTGTTTTCCCCGGTCTTGGTGTAATCGCTAGTGCTGCTATCGGTAGCGGTATTGGCGGGCTTATACAAGGAGAAAGCTTCGGTGAAGCTCTCAAATCGGCGGCAATTGGTGGTTTGACTGCTGGTGTAGCCAAAGGTGTGTCTGGCGGCATTGGCGCTGTTAAAGAGGGCGGTAAGTTTGGAGCAGGGTTTAAAGCTGGTTTTCAAGCCCCGGCTGGAACAAGCGCGTTTCAAGCGGGTCAATCTTCAGTATATACCCCCACTGCTGCGGATTTAGCCACTAAAGGCGAAATGTTGTATGGCAAGGTAGACTTTGACGCATTACAACCACCGCCTTCTGCGTCCGGAGCACCGGGTCCTAGCACTGCAGGAGCACCGCCTTCAGCGGCCGGAGTTCCTTCCGGAGAATTTACGGGCAAACCATATCTATTAGGCGGAACAGAAAAAGTTCCAGTATCTTCCGGAGAATTTACGGGCAAACCATATCTATTAGGCGGAACAGAACCTGTAACAGATCCGACGGTAACGCAAACCGGCGTTGATGCTGGAGCAGTTGTAGATGCCGCATCAAAAAAAGTTACAACCACCGCTCCGTCAATGACTGCACAAACAGCGGAACAGTTTATTAAAGATTCTACGGTTAAATTGCCTGATCTAAGTGACAGTTTTAGAAAACTAGGCCCCGGTGGCGGCGATTTTATGGAAGGGGCTCGTGAAATATTTATGCCTAGAAACGCTCTTCGGAATCAAGCTCGAAGTTTTGTAGAAAATGCAATTCAAAGCGGCGAACTAACGGGCGTAGAACTAGGAACCAAAGCGTTTGATAACGTAGTTAGTGAAATAATGCAAAACCCCAATTTTATGAGACGGGTTTTACCCGGAGCTGTTGCGGCAATGGGTATTGGAAATTTGGTTAATCCTAGCCAAAACCCTGATCTTCCGGACATGTCGGGCGAGGGCATCAGTCAGGCATTGACGTTACTTGAAGAAAACCCTGACCAGTACCGTTCATTCCAAAATTTAGCGATACGCGGCGGTGGTCAATTTTCTCCTTTTGAGATCCAACCTCTTTATAACGAGCCTTTGGGTACTACAACTTACCAATCGGTGGCCGATGTTGCTACTGGCGGCGGCATGAACGTTAACGATTTTCCTCCTCGGGTAGGCGCAATAGCAGGACCCGGAACAGAAACCTCTGACGACATACCTGCCATGCTGTCTGATGGCGAGTTTGTAATGACTGCTGAAGCCGTTCGAGGCGCAGGAAATGGCAACAGAGAAAACGGAATGCGGAACATGTATCAAATGATGAATCAATTTGAGGCTATGGCCTAATGGCAACTGAAGAACAAATAACCCGGCAGTACGTCTACGAAGACCCGGCGATAGCGGCGTACAAGCTGGGGCTTTACACAGACGCACAAAACTACATGAAGCAGATGACGGATGCGGGAGTACTACCTCCTACGCAAGCCGTTGCTGGAATGACCGCAGACCAGTTAGCCGCGGGTAACATTATACGATCTGGTATTGGCGGGTATGAGCCTTACCTACAAGGCGCGTTGCAAGCTACACAGGCAGGGCAAGCTGCAATAACTGGCGGTGCGTTACCGGCCATACAAGAAGCCATGCAGGGCCAACGCCTTGGTATGGGCACATTGCGAGAGGCACAGTCCTTGGCTGCTGCTACAAGAGGACAACCTTATCAAGCTCGTGACGCAGCAATGGCAGGGTTACAAGGTGCCGAACAACTCGGACGACGGGCCGCTTCAGACGCACAAGCTCGTTTAGGTTTGGGCGCAGAACAATCTCAACAACTAGCTGGCGACGTAGGCATTGGTGCTTTGGGCACCGCACAGGCACTGGGTGGTCAATTAGGGGCTGCTACACGCGGTGGTCTACGAGCCTCGCAACGTGGTGAACGTGGGTTACAAGCCGCACAGCAACAACTAGCGGGAGCCTCTGCACAGTTTGACCCGTCTGCGGCACAGGGCGGAATCGCATCGTTCATGGACCCGTATACACAACAGGTTATTGACGCGGAACAAGCTGAAATTGCTCGTTTAGGTGAAAAACAAAAACAACAAGCACGAGGACAACAAATACAAGCTGGAGCCTTTGGAGGTTCCAGGGGTGCTATTCAAGAAGCTGAAATAGGTCGAAATGTATTAGAACAACAAGCACGAACCGGGGCACAACTTAGAAGCCAAGGTTATCAACAGGCTGCGCAACAGGCACAGCAAGCTTTCGAGCAATCCAAAGGGCGACAACTACAGGGAGCCGGCATGTCAGGCCAATTGGCAGGACAAGGCGCACAACTGGGCATGTCAGCACAACAACAGGCTGCAAGGAACGCACAAGCGTTAGCGCAAAGCGGTCTTTCTGCACAACAATTGCGTGGTCAAATGGGAATGCAAGCCGGTCAGATGGGGCAACAAGCGGCTTTGCAAGGAGGCCAGTTAGGTCTTTCCGCAGCGCAGATGGCGCAACGCGGCGCACAAGCCGGGGGCCAGCTAGGATTGCAATACGGTCAACTAGGTCAAGCTGATGTAGCACAACTTGCTGCAATGGCTGGACAACAAGGTCAAATGGCACAGGGCATTGGCGCATTAGCCGGTCAGGCAGGACAGCTTGGCGGCAGGTTGGGTGCGCTGGGACAGGTTCAAGCCGGTCTTGGACAACAGGCCCAACAACAACGAGCCTTTGATTCTTCACAACTTATGGGTTACGGCGGCACTCAACAGCAACAAGCACAGAACGTGCTGAATGCTCAGTTTGCTGCCGAACAGGCTGCCTACCAGCAACCGTTCCAGCAACTCGGGTTTATGGCCGACCTAACTAAAGCGTTACCCTCATCGCAAAGCGCCATATTCCAACAAAGCTCACCGAGTCCGGGCTTTGGTCAGCAAGTAGCTGGTCTGGCGATGGGAGCAGCCGGTTTATCGAGGGCTTTCTGATGATGAGAGAACAATTACCGCAAGGACTAGAAAACCTGATTCAAAGCATCGGGGACATGCCAATACCTGAAAACGGGGAGGCCGACATTTCTATTAAGATTCGTGGAAACGACGTGATGGAGCGACCTATGTTTGCTGCTGGAGGAGGCGCAAATAAGTTTCCTGACCTAAGTGGTGACGGACAAGTGACGCAAAAAGACATCTTGATGGGCCGTGGCGTTATACAAAAGCAAGCGGGAGGTCCTATTCCAGACATGCCAATGCCAGACATGCCAATGCCAGACATGCCAATGCAAGCGCCCGTTGAACCTCCGCCCGAACAAATGATGCAGGTGCAGGAAGTAGAACAACAGGCTGACATGGAAGGTGAACAGGTTGGTCTGGATTATTTAGCACGTACAATGGACGGGATTGACGCGGCTGAAGATGTCGAAGAAATGATTAATGCCATGCGTGGTAATGCCATGCCTATCGAAGCACGGCGCATGGAACTAGCAGAGTTTGTGGGTCGAGACGACGCAATGGCAACACCCGAGACTGTACTAGCTATGGTACAGCCCACGATCATGATGAGTGAAGAGGGTGCCATGAACAGCGGTATTGGTGACCTGATGCGTCAAATGACCCAAGACGTAGATATGGCTACGGAAGGCGGCGCACCTACCGATATGGGGGAAGGGCTGGGCGGCTTGATGATAGCTGGCGCACCCATGCCACAGGAACCGGTGCAAGGCTTTGCCCAAGGCGGTGCCGTAAAAAAGTTTTATAAAGGCGGGGAAGTCGCGTATTTATCAAAGGGAAGCACAAACACCAGTACTTCGGGGGGTAACCTACAAGGATATTTTGACGACTATCTTCCTTTTTTCCAAAACATCATTGGCGATTACGAATCAGACCGGGATAAAGATATAGGTTTAGCGATAGCAAAAGGCGGGTTTCAACTTGCCTCGGGCCGTGGGTCGAAAGGCGAAAACATAGCTGGACAACCTTTCCTTTCTCAATTAGGAGCCGTGGGCACTCAGTTTGCTGAAGATATTGGCGGCATCCGAAAAGATTACCGTAAACAAGACATGGGCTTACGCACTTTAGCCGCGCAAAGTGCCATTAAAGATGTACAAACGGATAAATCAACGACTGCCGCAATGTCGGCTGCTAATTTGAAATATGTTCGAGATATCCAATTAGCAGCTATTAAACAAAATGCACCGGTTGTTAAAGTTTTAAAAGATTTATCTGGCCGAGAACGGCTGGTTGGTTATAACCCCAAAGACGGCACTCTGGTAACTTTTGATACGCCTGAACAAGCTGAAGGTTATGCAGCGCAGTTGGGAACCGAAGCCGATATGATGACAGACATCGGCAACAATCTACCTTTCTTTAAAGAAGGAAAGTTGTCAGCGCCTAACATGAATGCTTTTTTAACAGCAATTGACACGGTTTACACCCCTAAATCGGGTATAAGAGGAGGTTTAGAAAATAAACTGCCAATGGACCTAGCGGTTGCTTTAGTTGAAGCAGACAAGAATCAATCTCTTGCAGGTCGCATCAATCAAAAAATTCTTATAGAAGCGCAAGCACTTGTAGCTAATCCAGAACAAAAACTTCTCGATAATTTAGCGGAAGATATTGAAAAAGAAGACAAATTAGAACGGGAACTAATACCGATAATTCGCAAAGGGGAAAATGTACCAAAGTCGTATGGTGCGTTAAATAATTGGAACCGAGGCATAGCAAACCTTAAAGAATACTATAGAGATCTTACTGGTGGGAAAGCGGATTTAAATAGTTTAGACAACATGATCAGTACCGACATTCACATGAATCATTTAGCTAACACGATAACTCGTTTGCAATTTGAAGAGGCGGGCGCTGAAAGATTAAAAATGGTAATTGATTTAGCTGCGGAACAGGCTAAAATTTTATATGCAACGACACCCCCCGGCCTTACGGCACAAGAAAAATTGTTGTGGAACCGTGCAGAAGACAATGAAGTACATGCGACTGCTAAAAAGCTTAGAGACGAAATGAGAAATCTTCGTAGAGACGCTGAAGACGCACTAGCCTCCGCACAACCTGGAGGAGATCCTTCCGGATACAGTGATGGCGATTTGCGGTTAGCTCATAAACTTTTAAGAGAACAAAGACTAACTGTAATCGAAACAAGTTTGGATAACGTTATTGCTGCCTTTGAAGGGGAAATGGGATACACGTCTCGCAAAGGCGGTGGATTTAAAAAACGATCAGAGGCTCAACGATCTCTTCGAGAAACCGGTATTTTTAAACCGGAAGACGAACAACTAAGCCCTGCGTTGGACATGCTAGGTAAGCCCCAATGAGTGAGTTGGTTTTAGAAGAAGACGAAGTAGAGCTAGAGGTAGAAAATAAACCTTCGGAGGGCATGTCTCAATTACCAGAGGCTACCGCTAGAGTAAGTCCTGATTTAGAAACTTTTGTTAAGGTTGTTCGTCAATACGGATTACCAGAAACCACAAAGGCTTACGTTCAAAAACAAGAGGGCGCTGGTCGTTATACGGAATTAAGAAACCAAGGTCTACGGAACATTGATATTCTCCCAATGTTTGTAAATTTTGAAAAATTAGACGTTCCAGTAACAGATTATCAAGAGCAGGGGTTATCTTTAAACGAAGCCTCCGCTTTGTTAGCTCAAGACTTGGGCGTTGATTTAGACCAATTAAGAACAGAAGACGGAACTTCTGCTTTAGAGTTTTTGCAAACATTTGCTAAAGGCCGAACGCTTACTACAGGAGAAGCTGCTGCGGAGGGCACCGCACGTGGAGCCACGGTGGGTATTCCAGCCGTAGCTGGCATGTCAGGAGCAATGTTAGCAACAGCGGCACTTGCCACCCCTCCCACAGCAGCAGTAATGGGTCTTATTGGTTTGGGCGGTTTAATTGTTGGTGGTTACGGTGGGCAAAAGTTAGAAGAACTAATTTTTTCGTCTGACCCAGTTCTTGATCCAGATGCTTCAGCTACTTTAGAAGCTTTCAAAACAGGAACGGAAATGTTGCCCGCTTTTGGTTTGCCTTATGCTTCTCGCAAGGTTACTCAATACGCTTTAGGCAACAGAGGACCTTTTGCCAACCAATTAAAGAAATATATTGAAAGCCGGAAATTCAATTTAACAACACGGGATCAAAAAATCTTCGAAGATTTAGAGCCCTATGAAATGAGCTTGATCCGATCAGATCCAGTCTTTGCACGTATTCAACGTATGTATCAAGAGAATCCTAAAGCGTTTATGGGCACAGAGTTGGTTACAGGTGCGGGCACTATGGCGGGTTCTTATCTTGCCGAACGAAACTACCCAGGACAAATGGCCCCGAAAATTGGATTTGAAATTGCGGGAGCAACTTTTTTTAGCCCGTTAACCGCGTTGCCTTATTTTTTTGCAGGGAAAGGATTTCTTCGAGATGTGCTGGAACAAGGAAAGGATTTACCACAGTCTGAACAAGAAGAACGGATTGGAGCAGCGTTAGTTTCTTTAATGAGAGAACTAGGCGAGGAACCACTTGAAATACAAAGAAAATTAAAAGAGGGGCAATTAACAAAATCTCTTGAAAACATTATTGAGGACTATCCCGCACAAAGATCTCTGTTAATGGACCAATTAGACATTGTAATGACGCCGCGACAACTTGCAGAAAGTACGACTTTAAGTTACTTGGAAGCGCGTCTTCGCCGTGAAAACGGCAAGTTAAGTATGCAGATGCAAACTAATTACGATCAACAGGTAAAAGAAATATCTACGTTAATTAAAGCTTTAGCGTCTACCGGAGATCCCGACGCTTTAAACGTTGCAGGAACGTTGCGAAAAAGATTTTTTGAAGAACAGATTGAACAATCACTTGATATTGCCTTACGCGATCAAATGCGTGTTTACGACCGACTTAAACCAGACACGTTAGATGCTCGAAACAAAGCCAGCGTAACAATTGATAACATTGTTATGAAGACTTTTGACGACGTGAGAAAACAAGAATCTATCTTGCACGAGGCAATTCCAAAACAATTAGAGGTTGGTCAGGGCAATCTTTTAAACACGTTTAGGCAAGAACTTCAGGATTTGGAACCGGCAGTTGCGTTAGACGTTTTACCCCGAATTGTGCAAAACATTGCTAAAACTAACGATCAAAATTTACAAGCAATGGTTTTGGATCAACAAATTGAGTTTCAACGCGGCGTTGTCGCTCGTCTTACTGCTCGCGGCAGCGCAGCAGAAAACTTGGTAAAAGTTAAACAACAACAAAAAATATTAAATGGTTTACAAAAAGATCGCGCTAAATTACCCGACGACGTTCAACCTTTAACTTACGGACAACGCAAAAGAACCCGTTCAGAGTTGTTACGAATGGCTAGAGAAGCGGCTGCTGGAGAGAACCCTAGTTCGGTTAACTCCAGGTTGTACGGTGTTTTTGCACAAGCCATTTTAAGAGATTTACACGATGTCGAAACAATACGAAACATTAATAATTTAACTTCAGACCAAGCCAGTGAAATTGGTCCGGCAATAGATAAAGCAAACGCTTTTTCGACTGCTTTAAACGATGTTTTTAGACGAGCTTTTCCCAATCAAATTTTACGTGATAAATCAACGGGGGCTGACTTTGTAGTTCCTGAGTTAATGTACAAAAAAATTATAGCTGGGGCTGACGACGAAACAATCTTACGTGTAAAAGATTTAGACGATGCTATAGGGTTTTTAGTCAAAAGCACCGCTCCCACGTTTGATGACGCTGTTGCTTACAAAGCAAACGCTTTAACCATGCGAGAGTCTTTAGACACTATTCTTAGACACCTTGCTTACGACAGAAACATTATGAAACCTGATCCTGAAAACCCAGATCAGTTTGTTGTAGACCAAACCGCTTTGTACAAGTTTATAAAAGACAATGAACAAACTCTCGATAAAATACCTGTTTTAAAAAGCGATTTACAAGACGCAAAAATGTCTGTTCAACTCCTTAACCGGGCTCGTGCCGATATACCGCAAGACGAGTTAGATTTTTTTAATTCGGATTTGTTTTTTGAGGTGGTCGGAGAAAGACCTTATTTAGCTTTTGACAGAATTTTAGATCCAAAAAGCCCTAACCCAAGACAACAACTTGAAAGTTTAATTGATACTTTACGTGGCGCTGCCAGCTTACGCGCAGATGATTTGCGGGATAGTCAGACTAGGGGCGCTAGAACGGCTGGCATTGGACGGGTCAATTTACAAGATATCGACAATAAAATAAAAAGTTCTATTTTTGATTATGCGTTGCAAAAAAACCAACCCAACATGTCGGAACCTTTAAATTTTAACGGCATGTACGATACGTTTTTTAAACCTTTCCAATCAGGGGGTGCGCCTCTTGCTACTATTTTGGAAAAACAAGGGGTTATTACTGCTAGAGAACGTTTAAATTTGCAAAAAGTTTTAAAAGCGGGTCGTACTTCACAAGAAAAGTTAAGTGCGCCCGATTTTGAGGTTGAAAAAGATCTAGAAACGGGAATGGATTTACTGGTAGGCGCGGGAACAAGAATTGCGGGATCTCGTTTAGTTACTACGTTAGCTGATTTTCTTCCTTTTACACGAGGTCAAGGTTTAATAGAAGCTAACATTGGTGCTCAATACGCAAAAAAATTATTAGAAAGTATTCCAAAATCTACGGTTAATGATGTTTTAGAAGACGCGATTTTTGGACCGGAAGCAGCCGAAAATTTAAATCGTTTATTGAAGAAAGGCATATTCCGAGTTCAAAGCGATAGAAAAAAGACATCTGCGTCTCCAATACGACAACGTGGAATGCTTAAAAAAGTTTTTTCTCGTTTTGCTGACGTGCAAAAACTTAACGCTTTTTTAATTCCTATTATTGGAGATTTTACCGTGGATAAGGGAGGGTTTTTTGCTCCTGATGATTTTAGTCAGGAACGTTACGAAGAACTGCAAGAGTTTCGTAGCCAACCCAGCGGTGTACCCCGAGGCAGGAGTGGACGTAACGCTCCTATCCAAAGATTTAATCCACCGGCCCCTGCAGCGGCACCGCCGCCACAAGCCCAAGCTACACCACCAAACCCGCAGCTTAGACAACGCTACGCGGCCATGTATCCCAACGACCCTATATCTGGGTTGATCGAGCAACAAGCTATGCAGACCGGCATTGGGACTCTACCTACCTAACTGAGCCACTGCTTGGTTTCTTCGCCCAACACCTGAGAAGCCAGACTCACTTTGTTTTTTAACGCTTTGATAATCTTTTCATCGACAGTGTTTTGACTGACCAGATCGACATATAAGACGTGATGCTCTTGACCGATTCGATGCGCACGGTCCTCGGACTGTAGTCGTATCTCAAGATCGTAGGAGTTATTGTAATAAATGACATTGGTTGCTTCTGTCAGGGTTAATCCATA